TGAAAGTACTACCAAAGCAGAGCATTGAGTTTCTCATAGTTCATTGCTCAGCCACCCCTGCTCACATGGACATAGGAGTCACAGAGATCGATGAGTGGCATCGGGCGAAGGGTTGGTTCAACGGCTGCGGATACCATTACGTCATTAGACGTGACGGAACCGTGGAAACTGGGCCAAGGCTTACCGAAGCTGGCTACCACCCCGGAGCGCATTGCAAAGAGTTCAGCATGAACCAACGCTCAATCGGAGTCTGTCTAGTAGGGGGAGTCAAACGTAAAGACAAAAAGAAAGTCAATGGATGGGAGAAGACCCAACCAGATAACAACTTCACTAAGAAGCAGTTCGCTGCGCTGAGTGAGTTGATCACTGAAATCAAAAAGGAGTTTCCCCGGATCAGGGTGATCGGACACCGGGACGTGCCTAATGTCATGAAGGAATGTCCCTGCTTCGATGTCACCTACTGGTTAGGGAAAGCATATCCAATTTAACAAGGAGGTTATTCAAATGAGAATGACAGAAATCAAGGCATTGGCCTTAAATTCTGACACTCAGAATGCCAAAGTACTGATGCACATTAAAAAGTACGGTGGAATCACCAACTACGAAGCTATGAATCTTTATGGTTCACAAGACCTTCGTGCCAGAGTGCGTGATCTACGTGACTTAGGTGTGGACATCTCTACTACTTCATTCGTCGAAGAGGGTCGGAGGATTTCTCGCTATGTCTTCAACAAGTCCTAGCAACGAAAGATGCGTGGGACACGAGCCATGCCCGTCTTGCGGTAGCAAAGACAACTTTGCCCGTTATGAAGACGGGCATGGCTTCTGCTTTACTCCCGGTTGTAATTACAGGGAGTCGAGCAAAGGTGTCCCTGAGAACAAACTAGAGGAACCCCTCTCTGAAGACCTCAAGTTTGAATGGCAAGAGGGAGACTTTACGTTCCTCAAGGGACGTGAGATCAGGGAGGAAACGTGCAGTAAATTTGGTTACAAAGTAGGGAAGTTCAAAGCTAAGAACCCATTCGATGAAAGGAATGATCAGTGGTGTCACATAGCTGATTTCAGAGTCAACGGTAAGCTGGTCGCTCAGAAGATCAGGTTCCCTGACAAAGAGTTCAGATACCATCGTGTCACCAAGACGCACCTCTTGTGGGGTATGCAACTGTGGAAAGAGGGAGGTAAGAAGCTCGTGATCACTGAGGGTGAGATCGATGCTATGACCGTCTCTCAGGTTCAAGGTAACAAATGGCCCGTAGTGAGCGTACCCAATGGTGCTGCTTCAGCTAAGAGAGCCATTCAAGAGAACCTTGAGTACGTTGAATCGTTTGGTGAAGTGATCTTTATGTTCGACCAAGACGATCAAGGCCGGGACGCAGCCTATGAGTGCGCCATGCTTTTATCACCGGGTAAAGCTAAGATAGCTGAACTCCCTATGAAAGACCCTAATGAGATGCTCATAACGGGACGAGGAAACGAGATAGTTGATGCCTTATGGCAGGCTAAGACCTTCCGTCCTGATGGCATCCTGAGTGGTTCTGAGACGTGGGAAATGGTCAGTAGAATACTGGACGTACCCTCGACCAAGTATCCTTGGGATCACTTCAATGTAAAATCCTTTGGCATGAGGACAGGTGAGATCGTGATGGTCACCGCAGGCTCAGGCATTGGTAAGTCTACCCTGTGCCGGGAGATTGCATACTACCTGTTCGATAATGTCAAAGACAATGTTGGGTATATAGGGCTTGAGGAGTCTGTGGCGCAGACTGCAAGAGCATTCATGTCTCTTGATGCTGGCGTTCCCCTCCACCTCAAACCCGAAGCCCTCACTAAAGAAGAACAGCATAGTGCTTGGAACAACGTCTTGAACCATGACCGTCTGTACCTCTATGACCACTGGGGTTCTGTCGATGGTGACAACCTCCTGTCTCGCATGAGGTATATGGTTAAGGCTCTGGGCTGTAAGTGGTTGTTCCTAGATCATATCTCAATCATGATCTCAGGTTCGACTGACTCAGACGAGAGGAAAGAAATAGATCGGGCAATGACCCGGTTCAGAACCTTCGTGGAGGAAGTCAATGTTGGTTTATTTATTGTGTCTCACTTGCGGAAACGTCAAGGTGGAAAAGCGTTTGAAGACGGAGGGCAAATCTCTATCTCAGACTTGCGAGGGAGTGGAGCGTTGTACCAACTGTCTGACCTCGTAGTTGGCCTTGAACGTAACCAGCAAGAGGAAGAGGAGAACGAAGCAAACTACAGCCGTGTACGGTGGCTCAAGAATAGATTCAGCGGTCTGACGGGAGTGTCAGGGTATTTATACTACGACTCAGATTCAGGCCGAATGGTGGAGCCGACTAAGATGGCTGAAGACTTTGGATTCTAAGTGGATAGAAACCTCTCCACTTATTCATAAGTGCAGGCGTTTTTATCCAACCGCAAGGCCTGGTGGGGGGTGCGTTAAGCCCACAGTTGCCCTGACGAGGGAGGGCTGAAACCTACCGGGTCTTTTTTTCTGACTACTAATTACTGGAGGTAATCATTATGGCATGGAACCTAATCAAGTTCAGGCTTGGAGGACAGATCGTAGACGGTGTGGTGGTTGATGAAAACCCCAAGACCGTTTGGGTCAAGCCGTACCCCACGTCCTGTGTCCACCTGAACCAGAACTACAGGGTGATCAAACGGCACAAGGAGAAGCACAAATGCGGAAACTTTATTGGTTCTTAGTTGGGTTCTTCCTTGTCACAGTCCTAGTGTTCTCGTGTTCCAGAGTGGACGCAGCAGAGTGGGTTCCCCGTAACAAGAAGGGAACTAGCTGGCTGTACTACGAGCAGACGAGAATCTTAGCAACAGTTGATCTGACACCCGAAGGTAAGTGGGTTGTTGATGTCCCTGTTTATCAGACAGAGTTTATGGAATCGTTTGCTGGACACCCGCACGACTCACTGGCTGAAGCTGTGGCTGAAGTCTACCACTTACTAATTGGGAGGACATTTATATGAAACCTTGTGGATGCAAGCTACTAACTACAGGTTCGTTTCAGGTCTGCGCTGGATGCAATATCCACAAGAAACTGTTGTGGACACTACCTAAACCAAAGAAACGGAAGAAACGTGGAAACACAAACAAAAAGCGAGGCTAAGGCAAAAGGACTTAGCCACTATCACATTAACGACAGAGATTTAGAGAGGTACATCATGGAGAAAACCAATGAACGGAAAACTAACAACCCCATCGCTGGCTACTGCATCGGTGTCGAAGGTCGAGATCGTCAAGACTGTCATAAAATTATTGATGGTTGCTGCTCCGTTTATGCTGATACCTGTCGCAAGATGGGTAGAAGTCAAATGCTTGGCTGTTCATTCAGTCCTTTTGAGCAAGCTGTTCCCCAGTCCGCAGCAGGCAAGAAGAGGTTGGGTCAGCAGAAGCAGACCAAGAAAGGCAAGAAGGAAACTGGTGGGGGGTTTCATAAGAAAGGTCGTAAGTGGAGAACCTAAATACATTGGAGGTAATTACGATGGGTAACGTCATCTACATAGAGATCGTTAGGCCCGGTCACGGTAAGACTCGTGATGAGAAGTATGGGTCTGACGAGGAACGTCTCGCCAAACTCAGAAAGAAGGCAAAAGAGATGGGTTGGTCAGATGACTATAACCCATTTTAACCTGAAGAAGAAGAGGAGGAATAATGGCGAGACTGCTGTTCGATATAGAAACAGACGGCTTTGACACCAACTGGATCAACTGCCTTGTGATCAAGGACGTGGATACAGAGGAAGTGTGGAGGTTCAAGAACCAATCAGTCACCTGTGTAGGAAAATTACATACTATTAACAACATAGGAGATGGAGTCCATCGGTTAAATGAAGCAGACGTGATCATTGGTCACAACATTATTGACTTTGACATTCCTGCTCTCCAAAAACACTTCCCCGACTTTAAACCTAAAGCCGTCTTCGATACCCTCGTAGCTTCTCGCCTGATCTGGACTGACCTCAAAGGTTTGGACGCTAAGAACATAGCTAAGGGAGTGTGCCCAGAGGACTTCTCTAAGAAGTACTTCGGGAAGCACTCTCTTGAAGCATGGGGTGTGCGTCTAAGAGATTACAAGGATCAATGGAAGCATACAGAGGGACAGGTCTGGTCGCAGGCTATGGAAAACTACTGCGTACAGGACGTGGAGACTAACTACACGCTCTGGCAGACCATCGTTGACAAGAAATACAGTGAGGAAGCTCTCCAGCTTGAGATGGACGTGAGGGTAATCATTACCCGGCAGGAGAGAAGAGGTGTCAAGCTCAACGTAGAGAAGGCACGTCAGCTTTACTCCGATCTAATCAAGCGGAAGCTCCAGCTTGAGAAGGAACTGAGAACAATCTTTGAACCATTCTATGTACGAGACGGAAAGGTCTTCACTCCTAAGCAGGATAACAAGAGGTTTCATTATTACGCTGGATCCAAATGTACGAAGATCAAGCTGGTCGAGTTCAACCCCGGCTCTCGTGATCACATTGCCGACAGGCTGATCAAGTTAAGAGGATGGGAACCTATCACTAAGACAAATGATGGGAAGCCAAAGGTTGATGAGACTATCGTTTCTCAGTTGCCTTACCCTGAAGCTGAACCTATTGCTGAGTACCTCATGATCATCAAGCGTATAGGTCAGGTCGCAGAGGGAGATCAAGCGTGGCTGAAACAAGTAACCCCGGAAGGACGCATTCATGGTCGAGTCAATACCAATGGTGCGAGAACCGGGCGAATGACTCACTTTAACCCTAACATGGCACAGGTTCCAAAGGCTAACTCGACAACCCCATACGGGCCTGAGTGTAGGGACTGCTTTGAAGCTGGCGAAGGCTTTGTTCTTGTAGGCTGTGATGCGTCAGGTTTGGAGCTACGCAACCTCGCTCACTTCATGGCTAAGTTTGACGGGGGAGAGTACGTTGAAGCCGTCACCGTGGGTGATACTCACTCCATGAATCAGAAAGCTGCTGGCTTGGATTCAAGGGACAAGGCAAAGCGTTGGTTCTATGCACTGATCTATGGTGCTGGCAATGCAAAGCTAGGAGCTATCGTCAATGGTGTTGGTGGTAAAGACGGTAAGGCATCTGTGAAAGCTGGTGGTGCTAAGCGCAAGGCTTTTATGGAAGGTCTGCCTGCCTTTGGCAAATTGTATAACACTATACAAGGAGTTGTACGCAAACGTGGATACCTTATTGGCCTTGATGGTCGTCACCTTGATTGCCCCTCTCTACATTCGGCTCTTAATACTCTACTTCAAAGTGCAGGAGCAATCATCATGAAGAAAGCTCTCGTTCTATGCGACAGGTCGTTGCAGGCGCAGGGCTACGTTCCGGGTGAGGACTACGAGTGTGTCCTCAACGTCCATGACGAGCTTCAAATCGTAGCCCGTCCAGAGAGTGCTGACATCGTTGTGCAAACGGCTGTTCGTTCCATTCAAGTAGCTGGACAACATTTTAAATTCCGTTGTCCGTTGGATGGGGAATACAAGGTAGGGAAATCATGGAAGGAGACACACTGATGGAGATGGTTTTTAACACTCTAATATACGTTGCTCTGTTCGTGGGTATCAAGTTTTGGGCAACGATATACATGATGCTTTGGCATGGAGGGATAGACTAGTGGAGATCACAAGAGACAACTTGGATCGTCTCGTGGTCACCTTTGAGAAAACATACGACTACATCATAGTACCTCTCCCCAACGGAGCAA